TGCCTTACTTGTTGCTCAGACCGCTCAAGCATCTGGTGATGCGGCGATTGTCGATGCCGCTGTTGCTCAGGCTTCTGGTGACGCTGCCCTCGTTCTCGCTAACACGGCTCTTGCTTCGGGTGACGCGGCGATCGTTGTCGCCAATACTGCTCTCGCCTCAGGTAACGCAGGTCTAGTAATCGTCCCTGTGGCCCAGGCTTCAGGTAACGCTGCCCTCGAGGCCTATGCCGCCAACCCTGGTCTTTCGACCGGTGAGGCCATCGGTCTGATCATCGCACTCTCGTGATATGACTGCACGTCGCGGCCTTATCTATTCCGGTGGCTTCATTACGGAGCATACCGACGAGGATGTAATCCCTATCGTTGGCGACCTTATCGCCGGAAGTGGTTTAGGCGGCGGTCTAATTCCTCTTGGTCTCGACGGTTTTGTACAAACCGTCTTGAGTACAGGCTCGGGGATTATCTACACCTCGGACGGCAAGATCGGTCTAGACGGTGCGGATTTAATCACGGGCAGCACCGCAACGGCTTCCGGAGATGCCGCTGTGGCTTTGGCGGAGATCGCTCTGGCCTCCGGTATTGCTGCTTCTACGTTTAGTCAGACTGCTCTCGCTTCTGGCAATGCCGCGATTCAAGAAGCCTTAACTGGTCAGACCACCGGAAATAACGCTTTAACCTCTGGCGAGATCGCTCAAGCTTCGGGTGACGCAGGTATCGCGTTTGGTATCGTCGCTCTTGCTTCGGGTAATGCTGCTCTTGTAGATACTGCAGTCGCTCAATCTTCCGGGAATGCTGCTCTTGTTGATGCGAATAGAGCTGCTGCTTCCGGTTTTGCTGCAGCGTTTATAGCTGGGTCCGCTCTAAGTTCTGGTAACGCTGCTTTATTTGATCTTGAGTCGACTATTGCATCGGGTTCTGCAGCGATTATTGACTCTCAAGCTGCCATAGCCTCTGGGGCTGCAGCTATTACCGTTAGCGCATCGGCGGTCTTATCCGGTACCGCAGCAATTGTTGATAGTTCTGTTGCCCTTGCTTCTGGTAATGCTGCTCTTATTGATGCCAACCGAGCCAACGCGTCAGGTATCGAGGCTGTTTTAGCAGCATCTTCTGCTCTTGCTTCCGGTAATGCTGCAGTCGTTCAAGCAAACGAAGCTCAGGCTTCCGGCAACTTAGCTATTGCTAACGCAATTGAAGCTATCGACCGATGTGATGATGCCGTCGTAAAGACTCAATTTACCTTCGTTATTTCTGATGACGCAGTTGAGAACTCTGACGTAGCTGTTGCTTCGGGACTTGCGGGCGAGGCTCTTGCCCCCGTGGCCATAGCGTCTGGTCAAGCCTCTTACCCAATATCTGCTACTGCGCAGGCCTCAGGCAATGCAGCTCTAGCAGAGATACCTGAAATTATTGCTTCAGGGAACGTATCACTTGAAATTGCTACTGAAGCACTTGCTTCTGGTAATGCAGCTCTTGTTTTAGTAGCAGACGCTCAGGCTTCTGGTAATTCTGCTATCTCTGCTGGTCTTGCTGCTATCTCTACGGCGGACACAGCGATTGTTAGTGGCCAAGCAGCCATTACGACTGCCGGAATCGCTGTTACTAGCGGAGAAGCAGCTATTTCTGTAGCTGGGACCGCTGTTCTAACTGGCGAAACTGCGCAAGCTTCCGGAAACGCATTAATAGCTGATGCGGATACGGCACTAGCGTCTGGTAATGCGGCGCTTCAGTTAATACTTGGTAACCCTCCAATCTCTGCAGGTGAATTAACGGGCTTAATTTTCGCCCTCTCGTAAAAATCTCTAGTACTATTGCTAAGATAATCAGAGCAGGTGCGTTACCTTTCTGACGTATGGCAAGTTTTTACAACGTGCCTGAAAAAGGCCTAAGTGACGTAACAACTACGTTGTTAACGTCTTCGAGTGACTCCACGATCATTCTTAGTATTCTGTGTGCTAATACCACAGTTTCCGCTACTGATGTGACTGTTAGTCAGTTAGACGCAGCTGATGCGATCGATGCCACTATCGCAAGCACTATTACTGTTCCGACTGACGCCAACCTCGAGATTCTCGGTAATAAGTTAATTCTTCCTAGCGGTAAGAAACTTCAGTTCTCCACCTCTACTAGCGGTTCTATCGACGTCAGCATCAGCTATGTCGAGGTCTGATAATGGATTACTCCTCCAGTCTTTTCACTCTTAACGGAGAGGCTCCTCACCTGCTTCCTAAGCGTCTGCGGCTTCCTAACGGACAGACTCGTTACAGCCACAGTATTTCTCTCGAAGAAGTTAAAGCCTGTGGCTACGCAGGACCGTTTGAGATCCCATCAGTATCTGATACTGAGAAAGCTGAGTGGGATCAATCTTCTCAGACGTATACCGTAAGAGCAAAGACAGCTGAAGAGTTAAAGTCTTATTTAGAGGATAAACAAGTTCGATTTTCTATTGATATTAAAATCGCAGAGTTAGAGGCAGTTGTTAGTGCTTCCTCTACTCTTTTAGACGCATATGTTCGTCGTCAATATGATCTTCTGCGCGATTACACCCTTTTAAAGCGGTCTGACAACCTTCTTACAGCTGAAGACTTTCTTGCAGTTGAAACCGGTGGACTGACTATTTCTCCTCCCGAAGCAGGAGTCGTTACTGAGCTAGAACCTTCTGTAAGAGCTCTTTACGAGAATACGAATAAAACTCAGTATAAAACTCAGGATGAGCTTGTTGCCGCCTATAACGAGTGGTATAACGATGCTTATGTTCAAGAAGGCTTGGAGCGCGAATACTCGACTTACGGAGTAATTCCTTATGTCCCTCCTGCTTTTAGGGGATTATTTCAGGTAAAATCCGAATGGACTAAAGGTTCTACTCCGTTACCTGCGGATTATTTAACCCCAGATTTCGACTATAGGGAGGTCACCTGAAGTGGTTCGTAAGTACGGCGGCAGCACGGGTCCTAAGCAAAATCCCGGAGTCACAGGAGCTCCTGGTGCTTGGATCGCAGGTTCGGAAGTGTACCGAGAAAAAACTGCAAACTCTTGGCCTACTGCTATTGCCCCTGGTGATGCTTCGACCACTACGGGGTCGATCATCTTTGTCACTTCTAGTGGTGTTGCCGATACTGCTGTAGAAACGGGCTTGTACACCTATGCGTCGGGTACTGAAGTATCTCGAGGCACGAACGCAGTTCTTTTTGGGGAAATTGGTACTAGCTTTGGGGCAGGCAACTCTGTAGACACTTTTAACGTCCCCAACCTTTGGGATAAATTTATTTACGTTAAGGGCTTAACAGCCTCTGGTACTACAGCAGCGACCGTGCACGGTAGCGGCGCTGTCGGAGATTCTCATACACACAGTTTTAGTATCCGCTATACCAATCCCTCACCGCCACGTAACCGATCTCAGCCTAACCCTCGTCGTCTTGACGGCTTAAGCACTTCAGTTCCATCAAGCCATGACGGTGAAGGGGACAACTGCGAAGCTCGCGCTAGTTTCTTAATTCCTCTTGTCGCGCTTTCAGACGCGGCGATGCCCGCCGGAACTGTTTTTCCTGTTCTTTGGCCTAATTGGAATCAAATTGCTCCGGCTTTCCCTTCAACCAACTACTTCATTTGTAGTGGTCAGGCGATTAGCCGCAGCCTTTACGCTCCGCTCTACGGTAACCAAGGTGATCTTTGGGGTAACGGAGACGGTTCGACCACGTTTAACGTCCCTGATCTCCGTGGCCTTTTCATCAAGGGACCTCGAGATCCTGCTATGAGGCAGCCTTCCGGTTCTGCGGCTCCTTCCGGTGATCCTTCTGCTTTCGCTACCCACAGGCATAACTTCCAAGGCGGTAGTTGGTTCAGCCAGAACGGAGATAGTTGTGATGGTCCTGGCTATGTGTCCATCGGCACCTCACCTGCGAGCTCTACTTTTGCTTCTTCTCAGAGTGAAAGTAGGCCTGATAATATGTCTGTTATGTGGGTAATTTTTGCCGGGTAACTAATTATGATTGGACGTATTATTTTCTCACTCACCCACAAAGGTGATGTTTTTGAAGCCTCCGGTGCGACCTACATTCTTTTGAATGGTCAGGAAGTAGATCGAACTACTTACGACCAACTCAGCGATGTTTGGGCCAGTGGGTGCTATGGCGCAGGGGACATTGATAGTCCCATGCATATGCCTAACACAAATGGTTTGTGCTTAAGGGGTGCTGATTTCCTGTCGGGTAATGACGTTTTCGTTTCTACTCGGACAGCTCTGTCGGGAGTTATTCCCTTTGGTAGTGGTATTGGCTCTTATCAAGTTAATCAACTTAAAGGTCACTCACATGTTTCTGGTTCAATGAACCAAGGGCACCCTGACTGCATCATGGGCGGTGGGGGTGAGGGACCCGGACAAGCAAGCTCAACGAGTAGTTCAACTACGAGTAGTACAATTGAGGGTTTAAATAAAAACCGTCCTATCCACTTCAATAAAAGTGGTGTTCAGTTTGACGTAGACCACACTAAAGTTTACTACTACATTGCTGCTGCTTAGAGTACATTTAACTTAACTCCTGAGTAGTTGCTTAACTCCCCCACATCCCCCGTGGGGAAGCTGTTGAAGCTTACTGTTATACGAGCTTCGTCGTCTGTTACGGCGTCGACGGAGTGAAACAGAGTGGAGGGGAAAATAATTAAAGTTCCTGGCACAGGATCCTTTTGATAAATTACGTCGTGACCGTTTTCGTTTACTCCGTCTGGTTCACGTCGTAAATCAAAATTAGAAATCCTCATCCACTCACTTCGACGGCTAAACCAAGTACGTCCAGTTTTTCCAGTTACATATATTAAACCTGTAAAAAATGACCACCCGTGTTGATGACCGTGGTGCCACTGGTCCTTAACACTTCGATTAGGCCACATTTGAGATACAGCCAGTCGAGGAATTAAATTAAATCCAAGATCGTTTCGTACTTCTTCGAGACATTCTTCGCAATAACTTTTTAAATATCCGTATCTAGGTTCATTATGCATGTCATCATCTGAGGTTTTTCCGAAGTACTGTACATTGTCTCGGTTTTCTACATTATCCCAGTCTACCGCTTCACAGTCTTTTACTAAGCGTGTGTAAAGCTCCTCAGGTAGTTTGAACTCGTAGAGAGACAAGGGAAGTATGTCGATTTTGTTGAACATAATGACTTTATTGATGGGGCTGTAACCTTGCAGTAAAGTAGCACCATACTGACTTCTTGAGAAGTGCACCCATTCGATTTCATTAGAACTTATACCATTCCGGATGCGGTTGCTAACCAAGCACTCGCGTTTATTGATCAAAAGTCAGTCGCCTGGGATCGGCATGAGTACTCCCGCGCAGATAATTACGGGGTTGAAGACGACATTGAGTCGAATGGTGATATCGAACCCGAAGTTTTTGCTCTTGAAGCTGGTGAGCTCTCTTACAATCTGGTTGCTTTCGCTCTGGAACAGTACTACGACGAGTTTCCAGATGCATCTACGACGGCTTTCTGTTCGGCAAGGTTTAACAGGTACAACAAAGGACAGGCGATGCTCCCTCACTGGGATGCGATTCGAACCCTTTTTGATGGAGCCTCTAGAGGTGTACCTGTTTGCAGTGTGGTAGGTCTTCTAAGGGCAGCTGAGGAGGGAGGTGAGTTTGTTATGTCGCTTCCTACCGGTGATCAAGCTACGTTCTTAACTGAGCCTAAAACAGTCGTCGTTTTCCCAAGCACTTATATCTATAAACATGAAGTAAAACCTGTGATTAAAGGTGTACGAGACTCATATGTAGCTTGGACACATTATTGATTTAATTTAGAAGTAACAAAGAGGCTTTTGGTAGAGTAGTTGCAGGTCGCACCATATACATGGTCGATTCAGAGATCGAACTTCTATTCAATCTTCAATGTCTTCAAAAAAAGTCAGCTAGGAAACGATTCAGACGAAGTATTTTAGACGCGTGGCCCGAATGTGGTTACTGCGGTCGACCCAGACCTTCGACACTCGACCACATTGTGCCTAGAGCCCGTGGTGGAGAGACGACGAGAAAGAATTTGATTGGCGCTTGTGGCGCCTGCAATCTAGAAAAGTCAGATTCTCCGTGGTTCGAGTGGTACCGAGGGCAAATTTATTGGACTCCTGAGAGGGAAGACAAGATTCTTGGTTGGGTGAATCAACCGGATCCTGTTCCCTCTTTTTCTGTATGTGGAAATTGGATGGATCAGTCCAATTTGCTTCTTCCTGAAGCGGCCTAGTCTATCCACGTTATTAAAGAATACCTGACACCTTTAGTGACCGGTAAAGCCTGGTGTGGGAATAAATAGTTAGAAGGGAAGAGAATCGCTGACCCTTTTTTGACAGCTACCCTGTGAGTATCGCCGAAGAAGGATAGTCCTCCTCCTTCAAAGTTGTTGTTGAGTTGGATAATAAAGGTTATTTTTCTCTTCCTTAAGCTGTCTTCCGTAAGCAGCCCATTTGCGTCATAAACAACTTTTGCTGCGTCATCTATATGTTCTTTATAATACTGTCCTGACTGGTATTTAAGTAAAAGGTAGCCGCTATCGTTCTCGTATCTTAAGTAACCGTTGAAGTTTCTAGCGTACTCTGCTACAACAGGACTTATTGCGTTGAAAATAATTTGATCTAATTCGCCTCTGCGTTTCCTAACGTTTAGCGATTCATATGATGAGATCATTAACTCTCTATTTGTTCTATAATTCTCCTTCAAACTGAATACCTGAGCCTCCCGCCATTTTTCGTGTTTATATTCCTCAATTATTTCATCGCAGAGCTCCTCAGAGAATACGCCCTCTTTCGTGATTATGAAGTCCTCAAGCTTACTGGTTGCTTTTAAGAGCATAAAAAAAAGGGCCTAAGGCCCTCATTTTACTTTTTAGCCGTCTTACTGACGATACCGGCGATCATTTCGATCACCTTGTACACCTTGCCGTAGATCTCGTCATCTTTCGGCGTGGGGGTCAGGTTAACGACAGCGAGAGCAAGAATATGCAGAGCACCAGCGATACCCGCTACTTCTGCCCAGTTATTCAGCAGATATTGGAGCATTGGTCTTTTGTAGATCTACTAAAATTATACGAGCAGTACTGATCCTATGCCCGCGATTCTCGAGGACGCTGTTAAAAGCATAATGAAGGATAATCCGGGTATGGAGAAATCTTCTGCCTACGCTATTGCGACTAAATCGCTTCAAAAATCGGGTGACCTTAAGGAAGGGACAGTCGAAGCGACCGAGAAGGGCAAACGTCGTGGTGAGATGTCGAAAGCAACCCGAGCAAAAACTCGTGCCCGGAAGTACAAGACCGAACGTAAAATGGGTCGTAAGGAAGAGCGTGACACTTCGGGTCGAAACTGATGGCTGAAGTCGCGAAGAAAAAACACCCTGAAAAGTGGGCTCGAGCTAAAGCAAAAGCCCGCAAAAAGCTCGGTGGTCACAGCGCACGAGCCATGCAGCTTGCCACCAAGTACTACAAGGA